GGCCTGGGTAACAGTGCCGCCAGTTGTCGGGCCAATGAGTTTGCCCGCTGTTGCCTCAAAAATGGATGCCATGGTTAGTACCTCCTGGGTTAATCAAGGGAGCTAACAACGGTCGAGCGGACGATCCCAATGTTCTTGGTTTCGTACACCTTCGACCAGTTGCCCACGGTTTCCAGCTGAGCGCGAGTTGGGTTCACCGTGGTCACGCCCCACTTGGCACCGATCGGGTGGTAGCAGTACCCGAGCGAAATTGCAAGCGCGTCTGACAGGGATAAAATATCGCGGTCAGTTTCGGTCCTGAGCGCAGTGACCTCAGATCCGCCAACAGCGCCCTGAGTCATGAAGTAAACGGCGTACTCCTTAGAAGCACCGCTTCCGTGGGTTTGCACGTCATCGCTGACCACAACCCGCATCCCCATGAAGACCGGAACAGTGGGGTTGCCAAATGCACCCGCAATCGAACCGCCGCTTGCGGTTGCGCCTGCAGCGGTATCCCCTGCAGCGACGAAATCGACGGCCCTTCTTTCGACAAGCTCGTAATAAGTCGCGCTGTGCATGACCACAGCAGCCAACTTGTCGCCTTGATCGCCCAAGAGGTTCTTGGCACGTGCGACGTGGCTAGGCGTCAATGAGGTTGGTGTATCGCCAGACTCAGAATCCAAACACAGGCCAAAGAAAGCACTGCTGGAAGAGTTGTTATTCAGCGATCCGAACACACCAGACAGACAGGAAACAAGATCCTTCTGCTTTTGGTGGTTGACGTAGCGGGCCATTTTCTGGCCAATCGCTCCGATGGGGTCGGAGCCAGATGCCAATGCTGCAAGGTCTCTTGCTTCAAAGGCCCTGCCTCTACGAAGCAACACGCCGATCTGGCGATCTGCTTCGATTTTGCCTGGTGTCAATGACGTGCTGTCGGTCAGCACCTCAAAGTCGCCAGAAAGGTTTGCCTTATAGAAAGGCACGGAAACAAAGTCTCCGCTGCCATCGCCGGAAGTATTTAGCTCGGCCATCGGTTGCACCACACCCGACTGCAAAAATGCGTCGGAACGGGTCGATTCCTCGATGACGTAAGGACTAAATACCTCGGGGATGATCAAATCTGACCGAAGGGTGGCCATGATCTCCTGAAGTAGTGTTTACGGTGTGGGCGTAACCCGATTGGCTCGGCGTAGCGTTGCCAGTTGATTCATATTAACGCTCGCGCAAACGTTTTTCCGCTTCAGCTTTGTAATTCTGCCAATTCTCAGGGTGCTTTCTAATAATTTCACCCAAGGCCGACATGTTGATGCCGCGATTGATGCCGCCGACGGTCAAGTCACGAAGCAAATCAGGATCTAGGCCACCGCTTGATGCACTACGCGCTGCAGGTGCGCCACCGCCCTGGGGCTTTGGAGCCTTCTGCACCCACTCCGGCACGTTGTTCCGAGCCCAATCAGCAACAGGAATTCGCTCATAGCCATCAACCACCACTGGGCCATTGTTGCCCTGCTCAATTTCCATGTCCTTCAAATAATTCCGCATAACTAAGTCAGGGTCATGCACAACATCTGACAAGGCGCTAACTGCAGGCGCAGTCAACTCAAGATCACGTACACGGGTCTCAAGCTCTGCAATGCGTTCATCTTTTTTGGTGCTGTTTTCGCGAAACTGATGCTCTCTGGCTTGCAGTGCTTCGCTGTATTTGCCCTGTGATTCCAGTTGTTCTTGCTCTGATTTTGCCTTGAAGTCCATCAATTCTTGAACATTGACGCCTTCAGGCACTGATTTGGATTTTTTTAATTTACCAATCAGCTCGTGATTTTTACGCTCTAATGCTTCGACACTGCTTCTAAGCAGATCCAATTCATTAGTGTCTGCTGTAGGCGTAGCCTCTTGCAGTTGTTCTTCGGACATAAATAACCCGTAAGGTTAATTGCAACCCAAATGTACTACCAAAGAAATTTATTTGCCCAATAAGCCTTTGAGCTTGGCCCGCGTTTAATGTTTTGCGCGTGCCGGGCTTTCCAATTTTTGCGTGTTTCAGCAGCGGCTTTGCTTTCACCCTCACGTTTGGGGAAACGCTTTGCACCCTGCAGGCCAAACCTCAGCAGCTTTTCTTTGCCGTCAACCTTGGTGACTACCGCAGCCGCATATTTGGGGTGCTTTGTGGTCATGATCGGTTTGTTGAGGCCCTCGAAACGGTGGCCTCCTTTTTCAATATTGGCCATTACTTCCGTTTTCTTGTGCTTGCCTTGGGCTTGGCCTTTGATTTTGGCCGCAACAGGTCCGCATCTGCCTGCCGCGCTTTGCCTTTGCCGGTCACAAAACTGTTGACCCGGCCCATGGCCCAAGCCTCCATCGGCACGTTGCGCGATCCGCCCTCAAGGTAAGCACCTTGGCCACGGCGATAAACAGCAGATAGCTGCCCAAGTGTGAACCTGGACTTATCGGCCTTTTTTTTGAGCGCGGCCTTTGTTGCCTCGCTTAGTGGTTTTCTTTTTGGTGCCACCTTGCTTGGTCCTCGATGCAGAAACGGCTTTGATGTCGATAAATTCGCCCGCCTTGTAAGCAGCCGCTGTGCGCTTGATCTCTCGGGCTTTGCTTGCGCGATTCTTGGCACCAGACAGGTACTTTTTCGGCAGGCCAGTGGCCTTGTCCTTTGAAACGCGCCGCATCTTCCGGGCCATTACTTCTTTTTCTTCTTGGGTTTTTTCTTGCCCGCAGGTTTTTGGGGCTTCATGGGGCCTTTGTAACTAGGCATCAGCTTTCCTCCTTGGATGCTTCTGTTTTAGCTGCTTTTTTCTTGGCAGCGGGCTTTTTTGGTGGGCAAGCCGGGGCCTCTTCGACGGTCGGTTTGAATTGAAACTTGCTGTGAAGTTGCATGGGACAGGCCCTAACAGCATCACCAGCTTAACTTCAGCCGAAAAACTTGCTTACCAGATCGTTGTCTGCCTTGGTGAGCGAGCTTGCAAGCAAAATTTCCACCATCTGCCCCAGCTTCTCCCTGTGATCACCATCTGCAGCCTCGATGGCATCATGCAAGAGCCTTGGCACATTGCGGTTGTCGGGCCAGCCGCCAACCATCGCAACAGCTTCTTCAAGCGTCATTTAATAGCTTTTTGCATAGCATTATCGACCCAATCATAGAGGCCACTGGCCTTTTTCTTCAACCCGGCTGGATTCAAGACATATTGAACAAAGGCCTCAGCAAAGCGTTCTCTTTCATTCGTTAGACCGTATTGGCTGACTGAGGCTATCTGCCCAGGCACTTGGAATTGGCTGCCACTAAAAGCGCCCCCTTTAATACCAAAGTAGTGAACTTGGTGGCCAACCTCATGAAGGCTTGTAGATATCCAGCGTTGCTGTTTATTAATGCCAGCAGAATTTGAAAACGGTAGTTGACCTTTTCCAGTTTTTACATAGTCCAAGCTTCGATTTAAAGTTTTTTCTGCAGCGTCGAGTAAATCTTTTTTCTTGCCTAGTGCCGAATCTCTTTGCATTGTAATGGCCACAACGCCTTGACTTTGACGCGTGTATCCGTTGGCTCCTTTGTGTGGTGCGATGAGTGTCGGCAATACCTTTGTGTCACCTGCCTCAAGACGCTCCAGCATATATTCTGCCCACTCGGTTTCTTCGCCCGAAAAACCCTGCTTCTTAAGTGATGCAATCTTTGTTTTTTGTGACGCAGCAATAGCTTGAATTTTTGCGCCCTTGTAGCTTTGCAAAGCCTTTGAATTTTTTCTTATTTTTTCATCCCTAAAAGTGTAATGTTGAATCACATTATTTTTACGAACGAAGCTTCTATACTTTTCAATATTTTGTTTTCTTAAGGGGTCGTCTGACAAGGCCGTAAGCACCCGGTCAAAAGTTGCGCCAGTGCCGCCCACGGACTCCATATATTCAGCGACCTCTGGTGAATCAACAAACTGAGCCTTAAAAGGCTTTTGCCTCTGCAAGTCACGACTTAATTTGTCGGCTTCTGCTTTGGTCTTAGCTGCAGCTGCTCTGGCCTTATCTGCAGCTGCTTTGGCTGCTGCTGTCTTTGCCTTAGCCCGTGCCAGCTCATCACGCAAATCCTGCGTTGTCTTTGGTTTGGCTTTAGGGGCCGCAGCTTTCTTGCTCTTTGTGATCTTGTCCGGCTCCCCATAACGGGAACGCAACTGTTTAAGGCTCACCTCTGAGCCGTCCTCACGCATGAATCGCTTCATGGCACCCTCCGGGCCATAGCGATCAGCCAAGCGGTTGTAATAACGGGCCTTCTCAAATGCTCCAGGCGTTGCATTGCCACCGTTCAGCATCCGGGCCTGGGCAGGGCTGGCATCAAACCTTGATTTCTTGCCCGCCTTAGTCGTGCCCCGCAGGTCGTACAAATGCTGTGCTGCGCTAGTGCCTACAGGTACACGGCCACCTTTGGGGTCTGCACTAGACGGCGTGCCCTCTTTAGTCGGGCGATAGCCAATCTTTGAACTAGGTGGTGGAATATCAATCCCAAATTTCTTGGATGCGCCCGCGTAATCAATCACCGGCACAGTCGTAGATCTGCAACCGAAATGTGGTGGGTTGGCTGGGGTTGGCCCCTTGCCGTAGAAGAACTCCTTCTGATCAAGGTTGCGGCAAATCGCCGTGGTGTTGCTATCCAGCGTGGCAATCCACCTGTACTTCTTCGTGAGGTTTGGGTTGGCCTTATAAACCTGCAAGCTCGCAGCGTTTGACGTGGCGTTGACGCTGGTCCTCACCAACGTCCGTACCTGATGCTTTGCCATCTTCCAAGCGTTGCCCTGTTGGGCCAAGGCCACCTGACGTGGGGTCAGTGCCTCAGTTGAAAAGCCCAGTTCTCCATACAAAGACCGTGCAATCGATTCTGTGCTTTCACCTGTGAGCAGGCCATCCAGCACCGCACGCGAGAACAGATCGCCCTGGCGTTCAGCTAAACCGCGAAATGCTTTGACAATGCTGGTGCCATCAGGCATCCGAATAACAGCGCCCTGCCGTGCCGTCAGCTTCATCACTGCGCCTGGCCCTTTCACTGCCTCCTCAAAGCTTTCCTGCAAAAGGTTGGTGCCTACATCCAGTGGGTCAGCTTTCACCACAGCCTTGGCAAAGGACTCAGTGACCTCGACCGTCCTTACCTGAGTCTTGACCGCTGCAGGCACTACCCTTTGCAGCTCCGCTCTGGCAAACGCAACCTCAACATCAGCCAAGCCATCCAGCTGTTGAATTAACTCGTTGATGCTTTGCCCAGACCACTTCTTCATAGCGTCCAGGTTTTGCTTTATCAGGGCCCGCATCCGTGCAGCCTTGAACTGCGGCTTTTTGCTGCTTGGCATCTTGTCGATGCGCTCCAGCTCTCGCACAGCCTTGACGATTTGCCGTCGGTAAGACTCCAGCAGCTTGTTCGCGACGCCATTGCTGAACCGATTTAGATCTAGTGCCTTGCGGTAGTAGCTCTCAGGCACTCCCGCAACGCCACCAGGCTTGATGGTGTTATCAAGAAACCTGACCTGTTCCCCAGCACTAGGCGTTGCAGTCACACGCCCTCCAAACCCAATTCGGCAGGGTCACAATCCACATAAACAAACACGTCAGCCCCATCTCGCAAAGCTGTACCTACTACTGCGGTGAACTTTGCTGTATTAATCATCCAATCGTCGCTTTCCCTCAACTTTGTTTCTTGTATTCCGCTGATTTGGCCGTTGTCGTACCAAGTAGTTCTCACAATCCCAAAATGTGGACCCATACAACTGCCCTGATACACAAATAGGTTTCGCTCTCGACGCTCCGACTTATTCCGCCACATCTTCTACGTCCTCATCTTCTTCTGGCAGCGTATCTTCATCCTCTTCCTCGGGCTCTTGCTCCTGCTCTGGTTCAGGCTCCTGCGTGCCTGATAGACCGCCCATTTCAAGCGCCTCCAGCTCTTCTTCAACATCCAGATCATCAAGCACCTCTCCCTTGTTGAGTTCTTCAAGCAAGGTTTTCTGGGTGATAGTCCCGGCAGTGTAAAGCTGCAGCAATGCTTGTATTTCTTGCGGCTGCAAACGTTGACCCATAAAGTCACGATTGACGTAAACCGTGCCTGGCTGGCTTTCGTTTAGATATTCGGCATGAAAACGCAAACAGTTGTCCAGCAGATCTTGCATTTGCTGAGCAATCAGCATCATGGTGCTGTCGCCTTGACTGCGGTCAATGCGCTTGGACTCGGCTGTTTCTGCTGACAGCTTTTGGCCCAAGACACTGGCCAACGCAAGCGTATTGATTTCTGTCGCGATCCGGTCCAGGTGCTTGAACTGCGCCTCGTAACTGTTGCCAGATGGCTCAATAAACTCAACTCTCGAATCAGTAGGCAGACTCATGGCTTCTGATGGGCCAGCCGTTATTTCTTCCGCGCTTGGCGGCATCCCGTAAATGGCCAAGAAAGGCACTGCACTAATTCTCAACTGGTTGCTGAGATCAGAGCTTGCCTGATAGTGCTTAAGGTTTAGCTCTGCGATGTCATTCATTGGTGGCCGCGACTCAAGCACGCCAAAGCGGTTGGAATATGCCACCGCAAACGGAATTTCTTTGACAGTGGTTGTGCCCTCGTCAAACAACTTGAATTCACCGTCCTGTTCTTTGCGGTGTATCTCGTAAGCACCGGGAGTCAGGACTCGGACCTGCTCAACAACCTTCTCCCCGTATTTACCGTCGGGCTCAGTAATCGTTTCAAATAAACGCAGCTGAGTCAGCTTCTGTGCGCCATCAATAATTTCACTTCGCCAGCCAAGGATGTCCCTTGGGCTGTAGCGAACGAAGTATGGTCTTCCGCTGCCATCAGACGAAGCATCGACCAGAACACCTACATGGCCATAACGCAGGCAAATTCTTGTTGCCTCATAGAGAAACTGCGTGATGTCGTTTCCCTGCAAATCTGCATCGAACAGTTGCTCTGTGATCGTGTCACTTACGTCGGTCAATCTGACCGGCTTGCGGGTCAACATGCCCGCCAACATTTTTTCGATGCGAGCGTAGAAAGGGCTGAGACAGCTAATTTTTAGACGATTATCGTATGAAAGATCATCCTCGCGTGGGTATTGCGGAAGAAATTTTCTGTGACCCTTACGCAGGCCGTAGGTGCCCGATAACAGGACTTCGAGAAGGCTCCAATGGTCAGCCATTTGCATATACGCCTGGTTAGGCGAATCAACACTGCTGACGCTGCCAACACGCTTAGCGCCACCAATCCCAGATGAATACACGGCTAAGCCCCTACCAATAATTTGATATTAATCGAGAGAACTGCAGACACAAGAAAAGGGCAGTTACCTGCCCCTCTCAATATTCAACTGGAAGGGGAGAACACAGCGTCTAGGGCGAACCCCGACCCGATCCAAATTGACTATACAGCGGTCACCGCTCCGGAGAGCTGGGGGTAACTCGGCCCCCTGGTGAGTTCTGTACCGTGGACTTTGACCCGGCAGCCCGCAAGCCATAGCCGGTTCTGCAATCAATATACTCTTATTCCAGTGCCACGCCCAGCCCGGACGTGTAGCGGGTTGTATAGAGCCCAAACCACGTAACCCAAGCTGTCAGTGAGATGGTCGTAGCCCCCCTCCTTATCGGGCTGCTCAGGATTGCGCTCTGAATAACCCTGCAGCTCCAAGCACTCAATCATCTTTTCGCACTTGGCAAGGATCTGTAAACGGACTTCGCCTTTGCCGTTCACTAGCAGCGCCTGGAGTGCTGCCACTCTATCTCTGATTAGTGGGTTACTTTTACCTGCTACGACAGTGAGGTTGGCCATCTGCAACAGCTCGATATCTGTTCTCGCGGCATTAGTGCTGCGGTTTGCGCCTGATGAGTCAGGGTACACATATACAGGAACTTGTAAGTGAGCTGATTTTTCTTTAATGGCTTTTGCCATTGAGTCGGTGTCATGGGCTTTCACTTCGTCGATTAGAAGAAATGAATTGCCCAGGCGTACCCCGCACACTGCGTTGCAATTACCAATATTGAAATCGCAACCCCAGTGACGTGGCTCATTGTCCAAGTTGACCGGGGCCGTCTCAATGACATGCTTCGCTCGGTCAAAACGGTCGTAAACCTGGCCAGTGTTCAGGTTGACGAATACGCCGTTTAGATAGGACTGAATGAGTTGCTCTGGGTAATTCTGGAGTAAAGAATCAATGAACCCCTCTGGAAGGAAAGGGTTATCCGTAGTCTTAGCGCGAATTAACGCGGTGTCATCACCCGCGTTTTTCTCAAACGTGTCGAACGCCCAGCCGAAGCCTTCTGGAGTAGTGGCTGCATAGAACTGCTGGACATTGCCAGAACGCAGGCGAGCCAGTGCCATTCGCATGGCTTGGGTAGCAACTGATTTGTTTGCTGTATCAGCTTCGTCGAATCCAACAGCGCAAAGGTTCTGACCTCGAATCCTGTTTGCTGTCTCCATGGTGCGAAGAAGGATGGTATGTGAGCCCTCTTTGAAATGAATACGGTATTCAGGCAAGGGGCTTACACGAAAGTCAAAAGGAATCTCAAATTTTGTTAGCAATTCGTCCATTTGACGCATGAGTATATCTCTCAGCATTGGTGCAATGGGTTCAAACAAGGCAGAAACGTGGCCCACGTTTAGGGCCGCCATGTGAAGGCTTTTGCAAATCAGGCCGTAAGTTTTGCCCGCTCCGAATCCACATACAAGGCCAAGTTTGCGGTGCTCGGTGTCTTCGCAAAAAGCGATTTGATGTGGAAGCAACCCCGCTTGCACACGCTGCAAAACTTCTGCGGTGGTCGGCTTGCTGAATCGTTGCAACTCAAGGATTGGAGCAAGCAGCGGTTCACTGCCTACGACATCATCAGCCAGGCTCATGACATCTCGAAGCGCAGAAGTCGAGCCTGTAACTCGATGGCCTTTAGTGCTGTGCTGTATTGGCTTTTGTTAGTGGCCTTGCGCTGGATGTCTTTTAAGGCGCAAAGCGATTCATGAAGCCACTCAGGCCGCTCCAGCTCAGCGTCCAGGCGCTGGTGATCACGAGCACGCTTGATGTATTCCTCTAGCTGGCGAGTGCTGAGCCCCCAGGCGTCCGCGCCATATTGCAGGATTTGGGTTCTGCTGTTGCCTTCCAATAAAAGCTTGTAAACGGTATTTATCCGCTCATCTACCTGAATATTGGTCGATTTAGCAGTCATACCCAGACGTTAACAGGGCTTGGAAGTTTGGTGAAGTGAATTAAGGGCGACAGAGGTTATATGAAACGCCTGATCGCGTGAGAGAAAACCTTTGTATTTGCGATGAACGTCGGCAGCGGCCTTGTAAAGCTGCGAGGTGGAGGGCTTGAAATCTGAATTGGTCAAGTGGTCAATGACGACGTGAGAAAGCGGTTTTTGATTTTGCTCAGCGATGCGTTTGTAAGCGTCTAGCTGGTCTTGCTTCAGGTTGATTGTGACTTTAGCCATTAGAAGAAATGCAAAGAATGCAGTTAATTTTTTACTCAGGAATTTTTACTTGATCCCCTATCCAGTGCAAATATGGGCCAATATCAACCTCTGGTTGCTGCGCGGTGTACCACCTATAACCGCAGCTCTGGCAATGTCGGCGGCGCACTGTTTCGTACGGGCCATCAACAGTTTTTTTGGTGCATACAACTCTAACAAGAAAAGAACCGCATTTTTTACATTTCACTCGCAGAAAGCCAAAGAACCCGATCAATTTCTTTCAATTGGCCCGCAATAAACTCATAAGTTGACTCAGGTAAAGGCTCAACATCTTCGAAGGTGTTGTCAAGAACTGCACGCGATAAGGCCAAAGATTCGTCTAGCAACATCTGCAAGCGAAAAATGACAGGCCGTTGCCTGACTGTGTGAGGGTTCATTCAGTTGATTGAAGGTAGGAGCTGCTCAACGTTTTGAAGCTGCTCTTTCACGTCAGCAATGTATGCAGGCAGCAGTGGCTTGAGTCCTGTGCGGACTTGTTGTCTTAACGAGTTGATATCGCGGGCAGTGGCCTCCCAGTTGATACGACGTTGACGGTGAATGTCGCGGATGATGTCTTTATCGACGTTGACGCCTATGGGTTGTTGACGGCCACTTGTGTCAGTCGTGCAAACGCCACTGGAATTACGAAACCCCGCGCGAGTTGTTTGGGCCTCGTAATCCTGAGCCTCGTAAGCGGCAACGCAATGACAGATGACGGCTAAATCTGAGCCACCATGCCGATGGATGTTGCCGTCGATAATTTCGGCGTCGTAATCGGGCAAGTAATGGTTCAGGAGCCCATCGCCATTGGTGACGATGCCAGTGTCGTAGCAAGCGAAGCAGGAGACCTTTGGAGCGTAAAAAGTTGCGTCACGGTCAAGAGACGACCGCTTGTGTGATGAAGTCATTGGCCAGGGGTGGGTTTAGAAGGGATCGCCTTCCTGAGCCCCAAGATGGGTCAGGGGGCTTGGTTTAGCTGCGGCTGCTGTGGCAGTTTCCAAGAAGGATTCATAACGGCCATCACGCAGCCAACGGAAACAATCGGGGTAGCAGGTCAGGAACCGGCCCTTTTGCTCTCCTCTGGCCTGATCCTTCAACGAAGCGGCCAAAGTGCCTTCTAGACGCTCCTGGACGCCACTGGTGAGCTTTTTGTATTCAACCCATGCCTTGGGCTTTGATTGGCCAGTCGCTCTGTTGCTGATTTTTTGGTACTGCTGCCAAAAGGCCTGGAACTCGTCGCTGTAGGCATTTCGTCCTGGCTTTTGGCCTTTTGCAGCTTTACTTGTTGTTTGTAGTTCTTTTGTATTTAGTTCTTTTGTATTTAGTTCGGCGGCATCTCCTGCCGGGGGGTCCGGCACCATTTGCCGGGGGGTGCGGCATTTCCTGCCTAGGGGTGCGGCAGATGCTGCCGGGGGGTCTAAGGACGGTGGGGCGACGTTGGCCAGGTGGTTCACGGTGACCCGATAGAGGTTTGTGCAGCAGTCGCCTCGGTCGTTTCGACGTGATTCACGTTGAAGGAGTCCCATGGACTCCAGCTGCCCAGCGACAGCCCGAGCAGTGCGGACAGAAACACACGCACCGTCAGCGATGGTTTTGATGGACGGCCAGCAGTCGGCGTTTGCTCCGGCATAGGTCTGGATAACCCAAAGAACTGCGAGCTGATTTGGCTGAAGGGTTCCGCGAATTGCTGTTGGAAGTGACGTGAAGGGAACGCCTTGCGGGATGAATGACATGGATTAGCGTTGGAGGGCATGATTACCAGGCGGGGATTCGAGCACCCCGCTTTTTTATGCGTTACGAAATCGAAATTTCAGGAATCGAAGCCGCACCGCAAGGGTCAAAAATTCGCACTCGTTACGGGATGCGTGAAGCCTCAGAACGTGTCGGGCCTTGGAGAGACGCCGTGAGAGTTGAGGCCTTGGCTGCCTGTGGGGAATTAATTGAGGAAGCCTGCAGCGTTGCCGTTGAGTTTCGGTTTTTGCGCCCTAAAGGTGATTTTGGGGCCAAAGGCAAGTTGCGTCCATCAGCTCGCACGCATTACACCGCCAAGAAAAACGACATCGACAAAGTTTGTCGGAGTTTGCTTGATGGGCTCACAGGTTCGGCATTTACCGATGATTGTCTTGTGGTGGTGCTTAGTGCTTGCCAGAGATACTGCCTGCCTGGGGAACGTCCAGGAGCAACTGTGACGATTGAAACTCTGGCCTAATGCCTACCAAACACCTACTAATCGGGCGCATACTTAGCTCAGTTCAGACAACCACCCCGATGTTAAGCCCCACCGCAGTCATCAACTCCGCCATCGTCACCGGTTTGCCTGAAGGCTGGGAACACTCTGAAGCAGCTGCTGGCTTCTTTGGGCCAGACCTTGCAATGGTCGAGGCCAAAGCGACCCGCAAAGGCTTTGTTTGGGAGGCCACTACCCCTGATCTCGATTACAAAACCTTTGGGCCCACCAAGGTGTTCGCAGCAATGGCCTGGGCAGAGGCAAACTGAGCACAAGGGGCTAAGGCCCCTTTTTTTGTGCCAACCTAAAAAGCTGCACAATCCCTACCACTTGGCTACCAGCCAGGCCCATAATTAGCTCAGTTCAGTCAACCACCCCATGAACCTCTCCACCTTTTTCGCTGAGAAAGACTTCACCATCAAGACCTACGAAGTCACTAGCCCTACGACCGGCGACTCGCACATCATCACCACCGACGTTGTGATTGATCGCATCCTCAGCACTAAGGACCAAGAGCGTCAGCAAATCACCGGCATCCTTCAGCAACTGGATTTCCGCAACGGCGATTTCCACCACTTCTTTAAGCACCTGGCCACTGGCCTTGCTGCTCAGTTCTGAGGCCTTCGGGCCTTTCCGGGGATAACAGTGAGGAGTCGCCGAACTTATGGGCGCAGGCTTGTCAACCCCGGCCTATTACCTCTGCTTTATGGAATTAACTAAACCCCAGCTGTCCTACCTGGCCAGCTTGATTCGTGAAGACCTGGCCAATGGGGTCATGGCTTGGGACACCCCAGAGGGCCAGTCCTTAACCCGCGAAGATATTCGCGAATTGTGCGAGGGCTTAGAGCCTCCAAAAAAGGAAAGCCTGCATGAAATGCCGCTTGATCGGTTGATGCTGCCACTTCGTGCCCACAACGCTCTTTGGCGGCGTGGTTACAAAAACGTCGGGGCTGTTATGGCGTTGACCCGTAGAGACTTGCTGTTGATAAGCCACGTTGGCGAGGGCAGCGCGGACGACATCTTGGCCGCTATCGAAAACTTTCAAGAGGAACTGCAATGAGCAAATACCTAAACCCCATGTACGACCACCGCAATAGTGAGGAAAAAATTCAACAACGTTGTTCCTGGCTGCACGACAAGATCACCCAGATGGGCCACCACCCAGACAAATATGAAAAATGGCATGAGGAGTTAGAGACTCTTAAGCGGCAGCCGAAGCAAGCCGAGCGGGAGCCAATCGTAAGGACTGAAAAATTTGCCGTTAGGCCTGCGGCAATCCTTAAGGATGGGGCATCCCTTAGAAGCTGCACAGACTACGAGTTACAGATCCTGCAAAAGTTTGTCAATGACGAAATCAGCAGACGCGCAACTGCTAGGCACAAAATCAAGATGCAACGTGTGGAAAAGATCCTGCTGAGATTCAAAGAACGGGGATGGCTGCCCGAGCTTGAAGCATTGTCAGAAGTGCGTCGTGTGATTGTTCAGCAAAAGATTTTTGGCATGGGCAAGAAACGCGCAGCTAAAGACTTAAGCGACCAAGTCATCCGGGCTATGTGGCGAGGCGATAAACAGCCATGGGACAAGCATCAAGGCATCGGCGCGATGCCCAGGGGACATTTTGGCTATGAGCCAGGCAAGAAAAGCAAAACCCACTATTACCTGGATCCAAAACAATTGCTTTGTCATGTCATTAGTCAATGGAAGTATCAAGCCCAAAGGAAGCGACAACAAGCCGAAGCAGTCGCCGAACGAAAACGGTTCCACGAGGCAAAGTTGAAAGAATGGGAGGAAAAGAATAAAGCCCGATCAGCAGAAGTCGCTAAAGACTGGCATCAGCAGATAAATGAGCAGAACAAAAAGTTTCGGCAGGCGCTGGCGAAGCACGAGGAGATAAAAGCGGAGTTATTAGCAAGGAGGGACCGCTTGGTATCCGAAGAAAACAGGAGCGACAGAATGTATGACGTTGCAATGCAGACTCAGCGGCTGCTGGCAAAGCATGGGATGAACACTATTCCTGTTCCAACTGACGAACCTGCACAATCCCTACCAAACGCCGACCATAAGGAGCAGAATGAATAGGCCCACGCAACCACCCCATGGATCTTGGCTCTAACTACTTGAAAGCCCTTGTGGCCCACCAAGAAGAACTTGACCGCAAGGTACAAGAACAACACCAGCAACTGGTCAAAGACCTTGACCGGTATTTGGCCCAGGAGCGCAAGCGCCTCCTGGAATCTATCGATTAACCCTAGGGGCTACGGCCCCCTTTCTTGTGTCAATCTAAAAAGCTGCACATGGGGTACTAGTCACCTACCAAGGCGGGGTCATACTTACTTCAGTTCCAACCACCCCAATGAACCTCTGGACCCCCGAACGCTGCAAGACCATTTCCACCTTGGTCTTGATGGACAACTCACTCGAAATGAGTTCTCAGGCAGTCATCACAAACAACCCCGCAAGGAAAGACCGCCTGATGTCCATTGTTGAAATGATCCAAGCCGAACTAAGTTCCCGCGTTTGATTACCCGGCCCCTTCGGGGGCCTTCTCCCCTAAACCAATGAAACAATTCCGCTACCAAAGCACCAAGCTTTACAACGACCCCGGCAGTCCCCCGTGGTTTGCTCCAGCGTTCATCACTTTTCTGTTCATGCTGTTTGGCGGTGCCTTCTTTGTTTCTCTGACCGGCACGCTTGACCAAATGACGGAACGCGACTGTCGCCTGGGCGTGCAGGCCGCCTGCGAAGAGCTGAAGCGATGAGTAATTTTCCTTCTGGTCGTTACTACCTAAAAGGCCCATCTCGCAAATGGGACAACTGGACCTTTAATCACACAGATCTCACTTTGATCTACGACAACTATTTGGTTTTTGAAATTGACCTTGCGTCAATTAACAGCACCGCTGAAATGGTTGACGAGATTTTCAAGGCGTTTAATCAGTTCAGCACCAATCACGGAACAGTTGAGGAGCAGTACTACAGCAAGGTCATTTTTGGCTTGGTTCAGGCTTTTGAACACATTTTTGAGCCTAGCAAAAATTGCTGCGAAGGCAGTTTTAAAGGCGCAGAACTAGCGCAGGCTTATGCAGATGATGTCCGCTTTCACTACAAACTCAAATAGGAGGACAAACCCCAGTGCTTCAACCACCCCTGGCATCGCTTCTGAAGTCTGCCCATGCAGACTCTAGGCCCCAAATGACTCAAAGCGAAATTACCCGAATGTTCCATATCGCCCAGGTGCATGGGGGCGACTTTGAGCGGAAGTTAGCCACCGCTGGCCTGGTTGCCGACCCGGACAACGTGGCCAAAATCTTGCGGACCTGGCCTCAGCTTCAAGGCATATATGGTCCTGGCGGCATCCATTGGGATCGGGAGGACGTGAAGTGAACGTCTCAGAAGTCGATTATTTCAGCAACCCTGGCTACAGCCAGAGCGACATGAAACAGGCTTTAGAGTCGCCAGAACTTCTTTATTGGATGAAGCACAAAGGTGGACGTGTTGAACGTAAACCAAGCCCTCAAATGATTGAAGGCAGCTTGGCCCACTGCTTCATCCTTGAACCTGACAAACTATCAACCGCTTACGAAGTTTGCGGTCCACGCAACACCAAGGCAGGCAAGGAAGAGGCACAACAAGCCATTAAGAACGGTCGGCAACCCATCACTTTGGCCCAATACGAAAAGGCCCACGGCATGAACCTGGCCGTAAATGCAAACCTCTTATGTAATACCTTTTTTGTCGATGGGTTAGCTGAACAATCTTTTTTTGCTGAAGACGATTCGACAGCCCTGCAGATAAAAGCTCGGCTGGATTGGATTACCCCAGATGAAACCATCGTTGATTTAAAGACGGTGGCCGCTGGTGGGGCAAGCCCAGCCAATTTTGCCAAACAGGTGGCCAATTTTTCTTACCACCTGCAATGCGCTCACTATCTGGAAATGTCCCAGATGAAGCGTTTTGTCTTTGTAGTTGTTGAACGTGAGCCGCCTTATCAGATCGGCATATATCGCCTTGATGATGACGCAATTGCAGAAGGCCGCTACTTACGCAAAAAGGCCCTGGACCTGATTGCAAACTGCAGAGTCTTCAACAACTGGCCGGGACACACCCCGATGGAACCGCAAACCCTTTCACTGCCCGCTTGGGCCTTCAAATAATGGACATGTCCACGATTCTTTTAGATCAAGCCGCCAAGGATGCCTTGGCTGCACCTCTTGATCTCAACAACGTTAAAAAACGCAAGGGTGCTGGGAACCGCACGCTTGACTACATTTCCGGCGAACACGCCATCTCAGAAGCAAACCGTATTTTTGGGTTTGATGGATGGAGCAGTGAAACCCTTGATATGAAATGTGTAAACGAAAAACAACCCACATATATCGCACGCGTTCGCGTCCGTGCCGGTGGTGTTACCCGTGAAGGTTGGGGAGGTGATAACAGCCACGACCATGAAAACGCCGTTAAAGGTGCCGAGACTGACGCGATTAAGCGAGCCCTTCGCACGTTTGGCAACCAGTTTGGTTTGCCCTTGTATGACAAGGAAGAGAACGCCGAGAACCTGACTCGTGGGTCAGAGCCTGCACCAAAGCCTCGGCCAACGCCTAGCCCAGAGTTCAAACGCACCCAAGAGATCGTCGAAAAAGAAATTAAAACGGGCGCCTTTTATAGCTGGAAAACCAAAATTAATAACTCTGGCCCTGGGACTGACTGGATGGCCATGGATGTCGCCATCCGAAACGGCAAAAACAAAAATGGAACCGATGCTGGTTTAACCGAAGCCCACAAACAAGACCTAATGAAGGCGTACAAGGCAAGAAAAGCCGAAGTTGAAAAGGTGGCAACCGCATGACCATGATCCAGGCCAACTATGACCCGAATTATTCCGGGCCCTACTTTTCTGAACAGCAGCTAGCGCAGCGGTGGGGCAAACACCCAAACACCCTGCGCCGTTACCGACAGGCAGGCACTGGGCCCGCTTTCTACGAAGTGCGGCAGGTCTTTGGCCCCCGCGCTCCACGCATCAGATACAAGCTTCATGACGTGCTGGCTTTTGAGCTGGCTAACTCCATTACCCCCGACAAACTCAATGGCTGATTTCATCCCCGCTCTTCCCGTTTCTGGCAAATGGAGCATCTATGAAAACGACGCAGACCATCAATGGAACCCTGGCGGCAAAAGGCTTGTACTCAGAATCCCTCTTGAGTCAGTCCCGGCTTTTTGCCAACACTTGATGAACCTTGCGGATGATCCCGCCAAACATAAAGAAATGGAGGTTTGGGACTTCGACACCAAAGAAAACAAAACATATACCGCCATCGCAGCTGGTTTTAACGCGAAGCCTGGCAAAGAAGATAACGACGGTTGGTACGGCACCATTAGCCCCCAGGCGCATAAGGCCCCAGCCACGCAGCCTGCTGGCACTGTGACAATCCAAGCCAATGCCGAAGACATCCCGTTCTGATGGCAGGCCCTGAACTCCAAGCCTTTCGAGAGCTGGACAAATTAGGGCTAATCTTAGAGGGCGAGTTTTTCTCGCCCTTTATGGCGGGCCAGGATCACTACACCAAACTTTTGGCGGCCATCAAGGCTGAGCGCCTAGGCATTAAACGCCGCGCACAGTGATCATCCAACCTGAATTTGGCCCTTCAATCAGCCACCTGTAGTTAAATTCCGACTGACGAATCTGAACCGATTTGCCCGACCGGGATAAATCATGGCCGCCTTTTTGCATGAGTGGATAGCCCATTGGGTCGTGCATAACGTAATACTGATCGCCAACCGGGCTGTGTTTCCCCTGCACCCCCGTGATCACCGACCAATGACCGCAGGCAGGCCCCCCGCACATTGGCGCTTCACCTTTGGTTAAATCGCCTTTGTCATACCAGCCAACAAGGACCGCAGATCCCCGAGATATGGCCTCTTCGATCATCTGCGGATTGCCCTTTTGAGTGAACTCCACATCCAAACCCAGAAACCGAAGCGTGCGAATCTGAGCGTCAACGCTGGTGGTGTCCCCAAAGCTGGATAAGTGGAAAATGTACTCGTTATCACTAGAGACCCGATTGACGCTGGCTGCGAGCATGGCGGCGGAAGAGGCGAAACAATCACGCCAGCCATCGGGGCCGTTATCGGTTTGCTGGAAGTAGGGAACATGGACCTGTTCGTCAATCCCAGCAGCCCGCCACGCCTCGAACCACTGGCTGTCTTCCTGTAGAAGCTCAGCAGGCATGGCATCTTGTAGGGACGCAACGCCAGCCAGGTGGTAGGGCGAGTCATTCCTGAAATGCTGGAAGAAGGGCAGCAAACTGAGCACGCTCAGAAAAGTTACAGACGGCCTGATAATGGTCGGTTGCAAACGCTTTCGCCAGCTGTATAGCCGCTGATAAAAACCAGCGTTGAACTGAACAACAGCAGCATGACCGCGCCGCCCGCAACGAACCAACCCGCCAACGAGAAAATGGACATTTTCATTTTTCAATTCTTTTTTCCGGGTACATGGACTTGACTACATAAGAGACGACTTGATCGTCTATTTGTGATTCGGTCGATTTGGCGTAGGCGGTCAAAAGATCGACCACCAGTTTTTTGACTCCTTGCGATTGCAAGAACGCAAACAGGATTGGGCGGATCAGTAGCAGCATCGTTTTTGCCTGATCGTTACCCTTAAAGAGTAGCTCTGTTACGTCATGGCAGAAACACCGCAAACCAAGCCGGAAGAACAAGAGGAACAAGGCCACTCTTGGCTGGGTGATGTTGTTCGCGTGACCATCCTTTTATGGTCGATGGGGATTCTGACGGCAAATTATTTGGGCATTTTTTCGCAAAGTGTAGACCCCACGTTTCCAGCCTCTTTACTGACGGGAACGGCGGCTTCGTATTCGCCAGCACTCGGCAAACTTGGCAAGAAAAAGAAGGAGGAGAACGGCGTTATTGTTGATAACAGTAAAACCAAAGCTGGCATCAAATGACCCGCGCACTTTTGGTATTGGGAGCCACATTGGCGGTTGTTTTACCTGCTCAGGCTGACCTTACGCACCGACTCAGTAGTTCAGTTCAGCTCGACGTTGGCGCAGCTTCGTCTCGTGCCATTCGCGTAGGCAACAGCTACAGCATCAGCGGCAACGGAGTTGACACGTCAGTCAGCGCAGGCGGGTCAACCACCAATGACGCCCTGGGGGGGCTTGGGGCAGCTACCAACGGGGTCAACGCGATCACAATTCCAGACGCAACGCAGAAAACTGCGGGCAACGCTTTTACATTCAGCACCAGCTACTCACAAGGCGATTTGGTGCCCACATCAGCCCCGACAGTTGGAGGCGTGCCAGCCTTCGGCGATGTAACCAGCACGGCTGCAGGTACAAACACTGGCTTAGCAGCCACAATCAATACCAGCGGAATTCTCACAATCAGTCCAGGTGCGGGCAACACCAGCGCCATTGGGCAGGTGATCAGTGAACTACAAAGCCGCTAGTGCGCTTTTGCTGCTGTTGGCATCCCCAGCGACAGCGGTGCCGGTTATCCCTAACTTCTCCCAGGGGCTGGTCACCAGCCATACCGAGTCGAAAACGGTAGTACGCGAGAGCATTGTTTCGGAATCGCACCGCACTGGCTGGGAGTACACAGTGATGGGCACCGGGGTTGAGCCAAGCAGTGGCACCGTGAGCCCTTCAGCAAGCGGCACAGCTCTAGACCTTGCCAATCGCAGCAGCTGGGTTCAATCGACGCCAGGCGCTGCCTTCCAGTTTGCAGAGACCTATCAGGGCCCCGGTCTGATCGAAAAAGTAATTATTGACAGGGAAACAATTATTGAAAGCGTGACCGACTCAACCAGCACCTTCAGCCAATGAAAGCGACAGCAACTGCACTGCTGCTCGGCTTGATCTACACCGGGCCTGCCGCTGCACAGGTCAGCGCAACCGCAGCTCCAGTATCAAATAGTAGCGGCTCAGTTGTTAATCAAGCTGTGCAAATAACGCCGGGTCAATATCAAAAGTTTAGCTTTGGTTCTGGGATTCAATGTGACGGAGCCACGTTAAATGTGTCCCCTTTTGTGTCTGGTGTTCACTCTTGGGGTAAACCTAACAATGAATACTATCAGGAGCCGGTTTACGATAACAGCGACAATTACGGTTTGACTGATCCAGAAACAGGCTTGGACGGACCAGACGGAATTCCCGACAGTCCTGGCAAAGTCCTGTTCATGAAGCCAATGAGGACGGGGTATCGCAGCAACTACAGCAACAATTTTGGAATTACTGCAACTATATCTGTGCCATTAGATCGTCGCGCAATAAACCTTTGCCTCAAGGCCGCAGAAAAACAGGTTGCTCTTTATGAACAGAGTTTGTCTGATAAAAGATTAAATTACGAAATGGGGAGATTAAAAGCGTGCCAACAGGCAATCCGCGATGGCTATGGCTTTTCTGATAACAGTCCCTTCAAAGCCATCTGTGCTGATGTAGTCATTAGGCCCATACCTGTAGAAGACCACACCCACGCTATTACTTACCCACAGCCCGACGCAAAGCCATTAGTGCTCGATTCCGATCTCGTTGAGCCAGGATTCGTTCCGACAAAGATACCGGTACTTCCTTTTTCAACAGAAGCTTCTTCACAACCTTCTTCGTAATTGGCTTGGCCAGCTTCTGCAAAACTGATGCAATTGGCTTCGACAAGATTGCAGCTGTTGTGGCAAAAGCAGCTGTAAGCGCCACAGAAGTTGTGGGGCCAACGTCCGGCAAGTAATTGTCAACAACCTGACTGACCGGAACTGATGCCCAGGTCTTGACGCACTCACCATCCTGCAGCTTGTAACCCGCAAGAACCTGCGTTCCTAATTTGTTAAACGATCCAATTTCTTTCGCGCCAAACGGTGGGCACGGTTTGTCCTGTCGCAAGTTTGGAAAACTAGGGACGGCACTCGGTACACTTGGGGAAGGGACTGCGGCCGGGGCTTTTGACTCCGGCTTTTTCATGTTTGCTTGTGGTGGCTGCACCCATGTGAAATCGCGGGGGCTGTAGTTAGGGGCTTCATAAACAGGGACCGAGCCATCGCACAGCGTTACTGTGCCGCGTGGATCATCTTCAAAGGTTTGAACACCGCCGCCCTGGCTAATACGCGCACGGACGCATCCGGGCATCTCAATAACTGGGAACGCTGCTGAAGTTACCGGTGGGGCTATTGGTAAAACAGGAGGCGGAATTGGTTGGCCCACATAGATGTCAGGGACGCCAATGCCTCGCACACCTATCGCACGAATTTGCGGCATATAGCCAAAGCGTTTACAGGGGGTAGAGCCTTAAAAACAAGTTAAAACGGTGACTTGATCGCGGGCCCAGTTGCCTTGGGCAGCTCAGGCATCTTTGGAACGGGCACTTGATCAAGGATCGTTTCTGTCAGCTCCAGCTTCATATCGCTCAGATATAGCTTCATCATTGACGGGACGCGCGTATAAGCCATAACGCCGATCACGGCCAAGCTTGTTGAAACGGTGAAGCCAAGAACACTCAGCAGATTGAAAATTTTTTGAGCCATAGTTTTTAGGTAAACAAAAAGCCCCCTTCCGAGGGCTTCTTGCTGTCTGTGTGAGGAGACTTCTAAGTTATAACTCAGAGATCAAACGTTTTGCCAACTTTGAGGTTGAAGTTTGTGTCTGAATTGATGCTGGCAAAGCTCAGCTCGCTGTAACCCGCACCGAAGCTGTAACCGGCCTTACCGCTGACGCCCACCTCAGTGTCGCCAGTGTCCGGAACCTGGACCATAGGCCCGATTTGAGCAAAAAAGCCCTCGCCTTTAGCGCCCAGGTGCAGGTCAACGGTCGCGCCGGTCACGCCGTTTTCGCCAGCTCCGACGTTAGCTTCTGGATTGAAATACAAAGGGTTTGCGATCGCAGACAGGGGGGCCAATGCACTGACCGCAATGACGGCGGCACCAGTCACAATAGATTTGATCATTTTGAAACGAGAAAACGTTTTCCTTGGATACATTAACCGGCCCAGTCAATGGACGGTTTTGGATGTGATCTACAGGATCAATCTTCGTCACTACCAGGAGACCATAAATGATGTTTTTTAAAAAGCCCCGTATATAAACCGCGCTGAGGATGATCGACGTTGTCGCGGCCTTCGTAAAAATAAAGCATCTCAAGCCATTGCACTCGATTCCTGGCAACAGTTAAATCTTCTGCCCCAGGTTTGCCGCAAATTAGTGGGTCAGGCTTTTGCATCAGACAATTGTGTAAGTGCTCCCTGAGGTTACTGTCACGGTCACGCCTGAGGCGATTGTGATTGGCCCAGCACTCATGGCATTTTTGCCTGAGGTGATCGAGTAATTCGTCGAGATTGTCTGCGCGTTTTCATAAATGCAATCGTCCGCAACAGTGCCACCACCTGCAATTGCAGCAACAGAGCCGTCGTCTTTTTTCGTAAAAACGACGCCCGTATCGGTTCTTATGGCGAGTTCGCCTACGACAAGATCTGAGGCACTTGGATCAGAGGTGCCGCGCTTGTGCTTGATTGTGTTCGCCATTGGTAGCTCCGATCAATAGGTGCCGCCATCGAGAACGAACGAGCTGGCCGTTCCGTTCGCGAGGAAAGTCACCACATCAGAAAGAGCAACCTGCTTCATCGTGCCAGCGTCGTTTAACACCACGCGGTCAGCAGCTGCCAGCGTCGTTGAAGTCGCTGATGTTCCACCGTCTAATAGGTTTAACTCGGTGGTTGTAACTGTTGCCCCATCGAGAATCCCGATTTCGGTGGAGGTCAACGCAGCGAGTGCAGATGCACCGCCTGATTGACATGAGGAAAGAGCTGTTAAATCAGCCGCGAGCGTTTGAGCGCCAATGCTTGTACGTGCAGTTGCTCCAGTTTCGAGGACAAAATTAGAGCCATCACCAACGATGAAGCCACCATTAGTAACGGCCAGGCCAGCAATATCAGTGAGCTGGGCGTCAGAAGCTTGCTTCGCGTCTAGCTGAGTTTGAATGCTGGACGTGACTCCATCAACATAATTTAGCTCTGTAGTTGATAGCGTTGCACCATCAAGGATTGCAACCTCTGTAGAAGTAAGCGCGGCAAGAGCGGCTGACGCTCCAGACTGACAACTTGAAAGGTTCGTTAAATCAGCTGCAAGCGTTTGAGCCCCAATACTTGTGCGAGCGGTTGCGCCAGTTTCCAGAACAAAGTTGGAGCCATCACCAACAATGAAACCGCCGTTTGTTACAGCCAGGCCAGCTACATCAGCAAGTTGTTGATCGAAGGCTTGAACGTTTGCGCCGATTTCGAGGCCAAGGGCGCTTCTGGCAGCGGATGCAGAAGTTGCACCTGTGCCACCATCACCAACCGCAAGCGTTCCAGTAATGCTCGAAGCGTCCAGCTTTAAAGCAAGCTCGGCTGATTCAATAACAAGACCGCCATTTGCTTTTAAGTCGGCAGAAATTGTGCTGCCAGATTTCTGCAGGCCATCGCCTGCTGTAATTGCACCTGCACCAGAAAACTGAGTAAAACTCAGAGCGGTGGAGCCAACCGTGATAGTGCCGTCAGTAGTTAGGACAAAGCCTTGGTCCGCTCCAACAGTGCCCTGCTCAACAAAGACAAATGCACCAGAAGTAACTTCGCTGTCGGCGTCAAAGTCGCTTGAGCGTGCCCAGGTGCCGGACTTGCAGTCATAGATGCCGTTTTGTGATCCGGTGGACTGGTTTTTAACCAGAACACGCTCATCAGCAGAAACCGCGACCCCGTCAATCGTCTGCGTGCCAGACAGCGTGATGTTTGCCGTGGTGGCAACCTTGACTGAGCCTTTTACATCTAATCCGGTCTTGACTGCATCGACATAAGCTTTGGTCGCTGCATCTTGTGCCGAGGTCGGGTCAGTGACGTTGGTCAGCTTGTTCGAGTTGACGTCAATGTTGCCCGTCGGGGCAGCCATTTGATCGAGACGATTGACCCGAACACCAGTGTCAAAATCACTGATCTTTGTGTGGGCAATGCTTGGAATATCAGCAGCAACTAGCGACCTAAATGTTGGATTTGCATCAGACCCTGTTGTTGGCCCAGCAAGAACAAGGTTTGCGCCTTTCGCGTCGGTTTTGGAGATGAACGCGCCGGAGCCCCCCAAACTAATAATGGATGTCGCAACTCCACTGCCATTATCCCCGAAGCCATAGTACAGTTTAAGATCTGACTCATTAAAAGCCAGTTCCGAACTAGCTAGAGACGACGGAGCACCATCCGCCCCTGAAGCTGCTCTCTTCTTGATGCGGATGGTGTTGGCCATGGCTTAGAAGTTCCCGCCTTCTACAAGGCTGAGTTTAGTGGTGGTCGTGTCCGCCTTAAACTCCCCAGCTGATGCGGAGTAATAGACGATGCTGTCATTTACTTTAGCGTCACCATTGAAAACGAAACCAGCCGACGCCGGACCTTGCGGACCTGTGGTTGTGATTGAAACGGTGTTAGTCGTCGTGTTTTCAACGACCGTGGTTTTGCCGTTTGTCGTGACGTTGACTGCTGTCATGGCGACGTGTAGCCCTCAGACACAAAAATAATCCCTTCTAGGTAATACTCACGCAGCCCGCTGCCATTTTCCAGCAGAACGTCGTAGTACAGCTCATCTATAAACGTTGCCGTCTGCGTGTCTGTCAGGCTGATTGTCACCTTGCCGTTTGTGCGGTCTGTGTAGGCAACTGTAAAATCAGCATATTTTGTGGAACGCGACTTGTCCCAGGCCTGCGCGTAAAGCGTGTAACCGGTCAAGTTAATGACCGTGTTTGTGCTGTCTTTGAACTGCAGAATTAAGCTCCAGTCGCTTCGGCGCTGAAGAACGAAGTTATACGTCCCAGGATTAACGGCCATAACGCACCCCCTGAGATGAGTCTACTGTCTTCAAGAATACGGGCTAGCGCCAAGAAGGCTCGTGTCCCATGACGCCTTCAGTTCATCAGCTGTGGTTGCCGCGTCGATTGCAGAAGCAGCAGGTGCATCGCGCAAGGCTTGCTTTGCTGTGACAATTGCAGCAGTGTCAGCACTGGTTTCTTGAGCACGGGTGAACTCAAGATCTTGTGCCTGCAACAGAGGCAAGCGTGCTGCGCGAATTTTGTCGCGGTGGATGTCCTTTGCTTTGGACAGGTCAAATCCGATTGGCATGTCAGCTCTCCGTGTAAGTCCAGGCGTTGCGGAATGAACGGTCGCTAGGCACGTCCGCTACATCCACAATCTGATAAGCCTTGCCAGAAGGCACATCTTTGCGGGCAATAGCTTCAACGCTTAAGCCGCAGTTGTCTGACGGGATGATGACAGAAACGCCACCGTCGTTATTGGGGAAAATAATGCGCTTGTCGCTCATGGCTTAGTGGGCCAGGTAGGGTTTGCAGGATCGCTGGTGTTAGCGGGAAGATCCCGTAACGCCTGACGATAAGTCCGCATGTCTGCACTAAGAGTAGCGTCAGACAATGCCAGATAGTCAGTCTCGGCAATTAGCTGATTGCGCTTGGTGCGTAGATCGTCCCAAAGGCGCTGCCCATTAAGGCGTGTAATTTCTGCTGTTACTTCAGCGTCAGTTGGTTGGGTTTGCTCCGTTTCAAGCCAAGTAACGGCATCATCGGTCATGAAAAACTCTGCGCCAGGGCACAAAGACTTAATTGCATCAAAAGTGCTAGTCATCCTGCTACCTCTATGAGTGTGATTGATGAAGCAGCATTCGAGTTAAAAGCGTCATTGCCACTGTCCATGGTACGGTTTACAGCGTAACCATTACTGCTGTTTGTTGTCCTAATTTGCGCTTTATACGTCACCGCTGAAGTAGTAGAAGGTGAGTCTAAATAAGGGACCGTGAATGGATTTATACTGTAAAGAGTGGTCCTGATGTTCCACCAAACGTTATCGTCATGATTGGATTGTGTCCCAACACCCCCACCGAAAGCATTGAAGCTGCCGCTACCAATCTGGCGCACTAATCGCGCTAGAGCCGAATGATTATTTTCCTTACTAATTGCTAATTGTGGAAGAATAAGAATCTTGCTAGACGTTGCCGATGGAGTAATCGATGCGCTAAATAAGTCTGTATAAGAAGTTTGAGTGCCTGTAAAGGCTGTGGTGTTTTGCGTTGAAACAATCTGCTTTATAAAATTCAGGGCGGTGCCGCTGGTGTTTTGAAGCGCGTTGACTTTGAGGGTGCTCATGATTGATTAGCGAAAGATAGCTACAGAGGCAAATTCAACGTCAGTAAAGTTAGTAAGATCTAGGAACGCAACTTTTAACGTTGTTGAGGTAGGCGCTTGCCTTCCTCCGCCATCAACAGCGTTGTCACCAGATTTAATACCTGATACCGCAAACGAAAAATTTGCATCAGCCATAGCATTTGTAAAAGTTACGGTGTATTGTCCCGTAGCATTATCCGTAATGCTGCTGACGTTGAAATCTTCTCTAATGGCAACCGTACCAGTGCCATTAAAGTTGACCCATGCCTTTGCCGTGCCGGATGCAATCCCTGCAGGTGTCGAGCTGTTGTTGCCCGACGTGTCTTGAATAGTGGCGACCTTAAGTGTGCTCATGGATCAAGCTCCGAAAACAACGACAAAGAATAAATTTGAATCGACAAAACCGCTGCCGTGACTGGAAACCTTGATTGCTGCTGTGCCTGTTGTGATGCCCCCAGTAAAAGCGTTACCAAAAGCCTCGAATGAGCCACTACCATCTCCAGAATTGAACATCACTGGACAACAATCAGCCGCAACAGCGTTTGTAAAATTAACTTGATACCGTCCAGTTGCTAGATCAGTAATCGAGCTGACGTTGAAGCTAGTTCTAATAGCAACCGTTCCAGTGCCGTTAAAGTTGACCCACGCTTTTGCGAGCTGACCAATCTCCGTGCCAGAGCTGTTCTTGAAGACAGGAGCGCCACTCCCCGTGTTCTGTAAATTGGCTGCTTTTATCGTGCTCATGTCAGACCACCGTCCAAGTGGCACCGGAACTTACCGTCACTGTAACTCCACTGGCAATCGCTATCGGCCCTGCTGACATTGCGTTTAACGTTCCAGCCAACGTGAAATCTGTGGTGACCGATTGGCCATTGGTGGTAAAAATTTGATCAGTTCCGCCGCCAGTTGCACCCGCGCCAAGCTGCCCCCATGCTGAACCCGAATAACCCTCATACCGAGCGAGCGTTGAGTTGTAACGGATCATCCCGTTATTAGGGCTACCCGGACGCTGAGCTGTTGTGCCGACCGGGATGTCAATCGTCCCATTGCCGGACATCAGGATGTCGCCGCCAAACGTCGCCGTTCCGGTAAACGTTGGTGATGCAGCAAGAGCTAAGCCAAGGTTTGCCGTCCCAATGCCACCAACTGCACTGACGTTGACGTAGGCATTGTTTGCAGCATTCCTGATTTTTAAGGTGTTGTCCCCAGAATCGACGTAAAACTGGTTTGCAAACGTCGTGGCCGGATCTGTAGAACCGCTGTTGTTAGTCGCAATCGCAGACAGCGCATTATTAAGGTCGCCACGGAAGCTGGCTCCGCTTTGGTCTGCTAGGGAATAGTCATGTTGGCTCACAAGGCCCTAGCGCAGTGCTCCCGACAGTTTACGACTTGCCAAAGCCTGTCGCCATGTAGTTGAAATTGCGATCAACAATTGTGCTGCTGCTGTTTTTAAACGTCACTGTGAATCCCGTGCGAGAAATGCTGGACAGCTCAAAGAAATCGCCCGTTGCCATATTTTGCGGCGTAATGCCAATCGTTGGCAACGCACTATTTGCTCCGCCTAAGCTGCTCGTGCCGGTGAAAAACGCATTTGTAAACGTCACTGCTTTGGCCGACGTTCCGCTAGCAATCGCTGAGGTGCTCTGCTCTGTGCGCTGCTGCATCTGCGCCTTGTAACCAAGCTCATCCACAAGTATGTTTTGAGCCGCATTGGATGATGTCAAAACAGCCTTGAACTGAAAAGCACGAGCTTTTAAAACACCATTCGCCAAAGGCTGCCAGGCGCTGTATGTCGGAGAACCAGACGGGTTGTCGTTGGTCTTTCGCACGTAAAGTTCCGCATTAACTTGATCAACAACACCGCCATCAATATCTAACCAAGTATCAATCAACGCTGTTCGACTGTCCCAGGTATCGGTTGGATAGATACCGCGAGCTACTAAACGACGTTCTAGATCCAAGCTGTAAACGGCTTCAAGGTCCAACGTGTCGGCAAAAGCATATTCACCAGTACCTGCAGTCAGGCCATCGCTGTCGAGAATTAAAGCGTCATAGGTCGAGTCGTAAGTCGTGTCGGTTTTGCTGCCGCTAAATGGCGTTGATAGCTGATCTTCGCGTTGTGTTTTAACGCCAAAAAATGTCTGTGCAACTGGTTGATCAACAACGATGCTGGTTTCTGTTGCGCTTTTACGGAGGCCGTCATCCTCAAACTTGACCAGATACTCCCCCTCTAAAAGAGGAACCGTCGCCTCTGTAGCACTACCTGCAATAGCTGCAATTAGATCAGTGCTGTTGCTCCAAGTTGCACTGCCATCAGCCAAGTTGCTGTGACGAATATGGACCTTGCCGCTGACCTTTACGTCGAGATCAACGGTTTCATCCCAGCGCAATCGTGCGCTGTTGTAATTCAAAGGCTCCAGGGTCAAGTTCTGAACATTGCCTGGGATTGCTGTTTTGCCTGCAAGCGTGAATGTCTGGGTAGTCGTAGGCCCAGCTCTCCCCACGTAACTGCGCGGCGTTACTTGTATCTCAAAGACTCCAGCCTTTAAGCTTCTTACTTGCGTTGACTGCGCCTCAGTTTCAATTTTTTCAAAATTATTGTCATTCAGGCGATAACGAACAATAAAATCTGTAACGTTGGCCACGGGGCTTGACCAACTAATGTCAACGGCTGCCCTAACTGTCCCACCTTCTTCATACAAAAACTCAGCTGCCGACAAGTTAGTGACAGCAGTTGGCGTCGCAGTGATGTTTGTAATATCGCGTTGAGTCAGGTTTAAGTCTTGCTCAACCGCGTCGTAAATACTTTCATTGTATTTAATAGCAGTAACGCCAAAAGTACTGTCTTCGTTTTCCGCGACACTAATGACTCGAAACTGTTGAGATTGTATGTCTGTTGTTTGAATTAACCAAGGGGCAAAGGTTGCTGGGGCCTGGCTAAATGCAGAGCTGACGTTAATACCCGTGCCACTTATTGAATTAATGTCTCTTGTTTCAATTAAGCCGTTAGGCAAAATAACTGAAATAGTTGGGCTATTGCCCATGTTGACTGACAATTCTGTCGTGCTGTCGATCGTTATTTGGGTTGTAGTGGCTGATGAAATACGCCCGTTTCTTCTTGTCACACTTCGTACAGGGTCTGCAATGTCCACAACCATGCCAGGTCTAACAACAATGCCTGAATCAATACCAATGGCAAAATCACACGTCTCGTACAAATCTTGTTCGCTTAGCAGCGTCCATTTGCCAAGCCTGTTGGCTTGGCCTTGTGAATAACATCCAACTGCTTTGATGTCCTTGTTGTTGACGCCGTACTTAGCAACAGCATCAGCATTTTCAACGTACTCAAACGACACCTCGCCAAGCTCGTCGTAGTTTTGGTATGCAACAGTCGCGCAAGTGTGGCGGCTGCGAATTGATGACCCGGAATATGAAAACATCCCATCAATCACATTTGCCGGGCCAAGCGTGTACTGAGCGTCAGAAGGCTTGTCCTGCAGTAATACCAACGAACCAGCGCCGTAGTAAGAGATGCCCCTAAAGATGCTGCTCATCTCTTGGATGACATTATAAACTTCTTTGCGCTGGTTGATCAGCAGATTGCAGCTGAACCGTGGCTCTTGGCCGCCTTTGCCGTCATCGACAAGCGTGTTGCAAAATTGAGAAACAGAAAAGAAATCATACCGATCCAGCGATGATTCAGGCACGGAGCATCCATACCTTTCATTTGTAAGTAAATCCCAAAGGCACCAGGCAGGATCTGAAGTGAAGTGAGTGCCTGATTTAAATTCACCATTCCAGATCCCGGAATACGTGATCCTTCCAATATGCGTTGTTGTATCTACTGTCGCATTGCTTGGAATTTTGACCTTAATGCCACGGATCAAATACTTGCGTTGAGGAATGTTTTTGAACGCGCTTGAATCAAAACGCAGCCCAACTATTGCGCTGTTTGGGTAAGCCAGTTTGGCGTCAATAATTGATGTAAAGCTCTGCCAGTTAGTTACGTTTTGCAGTCTTGACGATGAGCTGTCAGCTGTGTTGCGTAGTAATTTGATATCTACAGGGAATGCGCCGGTAAGCGTTATTAGATAGTCTCGCTGATAGGCACCGCTGGCTTTGCCTGAAATAATGTCAGTTTTGACGGTGTTAAAGCCACCGCCGTTGTACTGAACTTGAATGCTAATGCTGACGCTTGTGCCGACAATATCTCCATCGTTTTCAATATTTTGCAGAGCAGGAATTTGAATAGTTACGCGGACACGATCAACATTTGAATCAGCAATTTGCCGCGTAATTGGCGAGGAATTTGTAAAGTTTACGCCGACAGCCGTTTCGTTTTCTACGTTGGCAAAAACGCCAGGGATATAGGTCTGTGATTGTGTGCCATTTCGGGTGGCAATAGTAAACCCCGAGAAATTATCATTCCCTCCAAGGTCTTCGACCGGCGTTCCATCAAGAAAGATGCTTTTATTTCCATCGTCTAAGCCTTGAATTTCTCCTTCGCTTAGCAGATCAAGAACATTCGCAAACTGCTTTGATTGCAGCGAATCATCACTTTCAGTCGGAGTACCGCCGCCACCACCGCCAAATTTGCCGCTACCGCCGCTGCTGCTGCCGCCGCCAGCACCTGCAATGTACTTTGATTTAGTCATGGTCAGACTTGATCAACGTCAAGGCCAGCGGAAATAACTGCCGATCCAACAAATACTCGCCCATAAGCTATTGGGACGGGGACTCCTTGGCGAACTGTGTTGCCAACCCCGCTGAAACTGTTTGATTCCAACTTCGATGCTTCTCTTGGTGGCTTGGGCACAGGCGAAATCATTTGAGCAATCCCGCCCAAAATTAAAGCGCCGCCAAACAAACCAACCTTTGTTACCAATGCACCGCCAAGGCCAATGCCAAGACCAGGGATAAAAACTGCAGCAGCGACCAGCCCAATTCCAAGCAAAATTGAACCGAAACCGCCACGACCAGCACCAATCAAAACGGGAGTGATGCTGAAAACATCTTGCTCACTCCACGGTGCAAACATGCCCGACATGTTGTCGTTGTGGACTTTTTGCTTGCCTACCGTGACGCGATAAGCAACGCCACGTTTTTCGCTGTCAATCAACCACCGCTCAAGTTGCGGGAAATTTGCAAGCAGAGCATTCATCGCTTGAGCAGGCGTGTCAGCGACAAACTCAAATCGAGTCTTGCCCAGCAGTTTGCGCAGTGCGCCGTAGACCTTAACGACTTTCATGCCTATGCCTCAAGGCGCAAGCTACGTTCTTCAAATAGTAGCCGCCTAGAACATCGCGACTAGATAGCCGCCCTTGAACGTGATGCAAGATCAACTGGTCGCCCAAGTAAATCGCCGCATGGTTTGCTACTGGCGAGACAAGATTCATGAGCAACGCATCGCCACGTTGCACCTCTGCAAGCGGTATTTGCCGAAAGCCTTCTTTTTCAAAGTTTTCTATGTAGAGATTTTCGCCATGCTCCCACCACTTGTTACGACGTGGATAATTACGCAGCTCAAGCCCAAACTCACGCTTGTACCAATCACGGCACAGGCTGTAACAGTCCACCACACCGTGTGAAAACTCACGCCCCACATAGGGCAACTCAAACCCTTCGGGCTCGCAGTAACCCCAGTTCTCAGTGTTTGGGTTGACGATGTGCCAAGGCAGCCCGCTTTGCTCACATGCAACGCGATCGGCTGGTGATGGATTGTGGTTCGTTGTCGGATGGCTGTGAATTACAGCAACGATTTCGCCTTTGTCCTCTACTGCTGCATAGTCAGCCGGGTCTAGGACAAAATGCTCATCCGGCGTATCAGCCAAGTTTTTGCAAGGGAAAAAACGACGCTTTCCCTTAACTACAGCCACCAAGCCGCAGCACTCTTTAGGGCTTTCTTTTTTTGCATGAGCCATGATCAGGCTCATAATTGAAGGCGGCAACATCATTTGAGCAGTCCTGCCCCAGGGAATGACCCAAAGGGTAGTTCGCCATTTTCGCCAAAACGTTTTTTACAACTGCTAAGCCGCTTGCCGCACGCATCCTGCGCCAACGATCCAACGCTGTTGTTATTTACATCAAAGAAATTGCTGCCGGTGTAGCTGCATTCAGAGCTGCGATACTGCCACTGACAAATGTTTGCTACAACCTGACGATTTGGCAATTCCTTGTTAGACAAATCAAATTTGCTTGCAAGCTCGAAGCTCACAACATCTTGTGATTCTGTGGCTTTGCGATCAACATAGTATTCTTCAACAGGAAAAGTTGCGTATGGATCAGCAGCTGACTGACCGTCAAGAAACTTTTTTAGTGTTCTTATTCGCTTAACCTTGGCCCCGGTCAAGTCATTACCTAATGTTACTTTGTTCACATCAAACAACAGTGCCGTGATTATTGAACCTAAATTTGAAACGGTTAACGTTGGTCGGGGAAGTTGGCCACCATTTGTGAACTCAAATCCTTCAGCTTTTACAGGGAAACGCGTGTAGGTGTTGCTATTCCAAGTAATGTCGCCCGTGACATCTGCATTGACTCCCGCGTGCCATCGCAAAATGTCTGAACTGCCGTGCAACGTATTGTCGTAATGCAGCTCAAATAATTCAATTATTGCATCTGGCGATAACGCAGAAAGATCAGCATAGATTGAACTAATTGCTGTCCAGACAACGGTGTTGTCGGTCAGCGTGCTGCCAATATCTGTAGGCCAATCAGGCTCCGAACTGCCTGACGTTCCGGCAGTCGAACACTCAAAAACTAAACCGCTGTTTTGTGATGTGGTGGCGCGTCTTACGTCACCAACAACAAAAGCGGTACTAGCGGCCCAAGCGGTGTAAGCCATTACGGTTCAAATACTTGGCGGAATGTTGTTTGGATTGTGGCGCGGTTCAAATAAGGAATCGACTTGCTCCACTGTTCACAGACAAATTTAGAGCTGCTGGCTTCACCGGGCGGGGTAAAATCAAAGCTCTCCATGTTGTTCGCGGCCCTCGCATCCAAAAACGTTTCAATTGTGTCAGCATCTGTTTCTGACACTTCAAACGTCAGGCTAAAAGTTTTGGGGTTTTGATTCAGGCCAAACGTCAATCTCTGACTAAATCCGTCGCCAAATTGTTGCCTCTTGAAGTTTGGGGCGCTGCTTTTTTGAGTGCCATAAGTTGGCGTGATTGAAGGAAAAGTGGCCATCAGGTTGCAAGTAGACCGCCAGGACGTTTCTGCTTAATTAGCTCGGCTTGAACTGCACTGCCAAGCATCTTGCCAAGCTGTGACGCTTGCTCCCCTTGACCCTCAACAGAAGAGCCTGAGGCATCAACGTTCACCACAATGCCCATGGATCCACCCATAGCATGGTTTGGAACAATACTGCCGCTACGGCTCGGAGTGAAAACTTCCGGCCCTCTTTCTCCGACCACATAAGAACGCCCAGCGTTTACAGGGCCGCCGTCAGCCCTAAATATGTCAGCGACTGCGCCAAGAATGCCACTGCCGCTGTTCTTGTCTTTGCCGCCAAAACCCCCAAGAGCAAATTTCATCAATTGGTTGCTGATGGTTTTTAAGACGCCGCTGGCTACTTCACCAAGTGTTTTAGTGCCCTCTACTGCGCCCATAATCGCGTCATGGACTCCGGTGCTAAGTGTATCGCCAATGCCTTTATAAATCTCATTTAATTTTTCTGCCTCCTTTTGTGCTTCCTTTGCAAGTTCAAGTTGCTTTTGCTTTTCTTCGGTAATGTCGAAATTGTTTTGCAGCTCATCTTTTAAAGCCTTAATTTTATCTTTGCTCAAAAGCTTGAATCTTTCTTCAATGTCTGCTTTAGCAAATTTAAGCTCTAGCTGTTTTCGCTCTTGATCTGTAGCTGTTGCGTCAAGTTCATTTTTTCTCTTGAGACTTGCTAAAAGTGCTTTAGCAGCCTTTTGCTGTTTTTGCAACGGTGTTTCTTTTTCAGTCGTTGCTGTTGTTTTGCCTCCAGCTGCCGCAAGGCCGCCGCCTGTTTGTTGTATTGCGTTGGCAGCTGATGCGGTTTCTGTTGATTTCTGCTGAACAGTTTCGACTGTAAATGTCGCAAGTTTTTCAGGCACTGCTTGAACAATTTCTTTAACGCTGTTTACTGCTGTTGCAATTGCTCCTACAACGTTTTTTGCTGCGCCGGTTGCCCCTGAAAGCGAGTCCTTAAGCCAACCAGGCAGAAAACCTTCAAAGCGGTTGATAATTCCTGCAAGCTCACTAAACAGCCCGCCGAAAAACTTCACAACATTAGTAACCGCTTCGCCTGCGTTACTGACAAATCCACCAAAGAAATTGCTTGCAGCTTGTCCAATTTGGCCAAATATCCCAAAAAGAAATTCTCGCAATTGACCGTAAAGGTTAAATAATTTTCCAATTGGGTTGCCTAAAGCTTTGTTTATGTTTATTCCTAAATTAACAACAACACCAATTAGTTTCGCAACAGTCTGAAAATAAACCGAAGCGAACGCAGTCACTTTTTTAGACAGAGTGTCAAAAGCACCTAAAACTTTTTTCCATCCTTCTTCTAATTCAAAGGCAATGTTTACACCTTCTTTCAGAGGAGAAAAAGCATTAGCAATTTTTTTTGTGGCGTCAATAAGGCCTCGTAAAGGGGCCAAGTACAATTTCAAAGCAGCGCCAAAGGCCTCAACGGTCACTGCCGCCACCTGGAATGTGCCTTTAAGCAGCTCGCCCAGCTCTGAGCCACTGGCAAAGATATTTGTAAAAGCGCTTTGCAGTCGATTAAGGGCACCCTTAATTGTGTTACCTGCTTCAAAAGCAGATTTGGCGGCTTCGCCCTGAGAATTGCGTTGGTTCTCAACTAGCTGGTTCAGCTTGTCAAAGTCGTTCAATAACGGCTGCAAAACTGGGCCCGCTTCTGTTCCGAAGGCTTTAAGAATTGCGCCCGTATCAGCTCCAGAATCCTTGATTTTTTTCAAGGTGCCAACGAAGCCATCAGCTGCAATTGAGTTGGCGTCAATATTGACCCCAAATTCTTTCAGCTTTTCTCCGACTCCACCAGACGCCAACTGGGCAAATGCTGTTTTAAGTGCTGTAAATGTGACTTCTGCACCAGTACCTGTGCCAGTGATCTGAGCCACCGCTGCGTTTACCTCATCTAGGCCAATACCCAGGGCCGCTGCGACGGGAGCAACCTTTGCGATGTTGGCCGCATATTGACCGATAACGATCTTGCCGTCGTTTTGCGTCTGAATGAACTGGTCAGTGATGCGCGACGCTTGTTCTGCCCCCAGGCCATAGGAGTTGAGAACCGAAGTAGTGGCGTCTGCCACGGTGTTTAAATCAGAGAAACCACCAGTAGCCGCAAGGCTCGAAGCCTTCAGCACCTGCGAGGCAGAGGCCGCATCATTGAAGCCAGCAGAAGCCACGTCGTAGGCCGCCGCAGTTAGTTCAACAACACTGGCCTGGCCCGATAGTTCACGGCTTACATCACTTAGGCGGCCCTTTAATTCCTCACTGTTAACGCCAAGCGTGCGGACCTTTGCTTCCGCAAAGTCTTGCTCAGCCAACGTCGAAAAGGCAGAAGTAAGGACACCCGCCGCTGATGTCAGCAAAGCGATGGGCCCTAATGCTGCTTTTAAAGCACCGCCTAAAGCCGCAACACCTGGGACCGCTCCCTTTGCCGCTTTGCCAAAAAACGCAGACGCAACGCCTGCACCCTTTGCAGACTTACCCGCATTGTCTAATGCGCCTTGGGCACCCTTGGCTTTATTTTTTAGCTGGTCAATCTGTGCCTGCGTCCCCTTGATGGCAGACTTCGGCTGAGAAAAATCAAACTTGGCTGTAAGGACTGTTGTGCTCACATCAGCCAGTTAACTTGTCCCAGCTTACCGCCGTTGCTGCTTGGCGCGATCCATTGCCTTCTGCTCCTTTTCAGCCTTGAGTTCGTGGTAGGCAGCAAAATAAATAAGCTCCGCATCGGTCAATTCGTTGCGAAGCCTGCTTACGGTCATGCCTAATTCGCAGGCCAGGAAAAACTCAAAATAAGCCCAGCTGTCCTGCGTTAGTCGTTTTTTGCGTCTTGCAAGTCGGCATCATCGCCAAGCCCAAACAAGAACAACTCAAGGTCATTCAACACATTCTCAGGTAACTGACGCTGCAGCTTGGCTACATCAGCAGATGCAAACGCCTTAGTGCCGTCCTCAAGCTCAGCCATCTGACACAGCATCTGCGTGCTGATGTCTAAAGCCTCATCGGTGCCTGACAAGGCTTGAGCTTTTTTGCGGTCAGCGCGTGTGATCGGTTTGAAAAACAGATCTACAACTTTCTTGCCTTCAGCGTTTTTTAGTTCAAACTTCCGACGCTGGTTGAGGTCAAACGCCCCAACCAGTAGATCAACGGTGCGATTTCCAGCGGGCATTTAGACGACAGATTTGTCATCTAAACTATAGCCTTATCACTCAAGATTAGAAGTAATGGTTCCGCTGGTGATGAAGTTACAGGACACAATCACCAATTCTCCAACAGTAGAACTGATTTCCATGTCGGTGATAATCCCGCCAAATGCGAGCGAATCGGTGCCGTTTGTGTTGCCGGTGGTGAACAACTCAAACGAAGCATCAGCCGCGTCCCCAGTCTTAATCACATCTTCGATCAAGCCGGATTGGCCCGTAGCGTCTGGGTCATAAACCAATTCAACAGAGCCTGAACCACTGACCAAGCTCCCGACAAATTGCCGGGTTGTGTTCCCATGCACGGTGGTATCAAGTGTTTCTTTGGTAATTGACAGGCTCCAGCTGCGAGTACCGACAACAGTGGCAAGACTGCCGCCGCCGGTCTCAAATTCAACTGAACCAGCTTCGCCGCGAATGGTGGCCATGGTCAGAGTTCCTCGATGAATTCAAAGGTCACAGAGACCCGTGTAACAAAATAGCCTTCAGGTTCTGGCGATGCCAGCGCCGTGGGGCCGATTGGGGCGTCGAAGAAAACCCCCGACACGTTGACCCTATTGTAAAGGTTACGAATCCGATTTCCAATCTTGTAATTAGCCCCAGGGCCTACCCCTTTTCCTGAAAAAATATTGATCACAAGCAACCCCGTAATTCGGTTGCGGGCGTTGGTGGACAGGCCGTGGCTCAGATATTGATTAGAGCCAAAGGACGTAAGACATTGAACCCAGGTGCTATTTGGTGTTGGCTCAAACGCCATGTTGTGAAACACCACTGGGACAGGCTGGGGCTTCACCAACTCATCAGCCAAGCGGCCCTCAATAGTGGCGCGTACTTCGTTTAGATCAGCTGCAGCCATTAGATCTTCCCTTTCCTTTGTGCGTCTTTAACAGCATTGTTGAAACGCCTCTGCGAATCAACCTGCAGATCTTTTGTGATGCGCTCTGGAAAGCCTGCCTCTGTGGCCTGCAAAGTCTTGAAGTTTCCGCCCCATGAAGGTGGAAGGCCGGTGCCCATACAGACCGGTTCGGCATATTCCACGGCGTTGTGAATGTTGTAAACGTTGCCGATTTTCTCAGTGCCTGGTTGGTAGTTGATGCCCTTTGGTTGTGGGATGTTTCCTCCTTTAGCCGACGAGTATTCGCCAGGTGGTTCTGATTCACCACTTATGGCGTTTTCACCAATCTGCCAACTTGCCCGCAACCTGCCAGTTGTCGATGGCGTTGCTTCTTTTAACAAAGCGTCGGCTGTAAAGACTGTTTCTTGCGCGAAGAAGTCCCCTAGCTGGTTCAAGTAGTCGTCAACTTGATCAAAACCAATCTGTTTTGCCATCGTTAGGCCCTCAAAAACAGGTCGTAGGCAATGTCTACACCATTTAACTGCTCTGTTTGCACCTGAATGACTTGATAGACCACGCTGCTGATCACCACGCGATCCTTGGTCTCAGGGGCTGCCGACACGTCAACCGCTGAAATTGTTAGCTTTTTATCCCCGGCCTGAATCAGTTGGTTGGCCTCGCGCACGTTGACATCAGCGACCACCCCTTTAATTGCTGTGTCTGACACAGACTCGTTGACGGTGCCCGAAGTTGCGTTGTAAGTGCCACCAGTCACCACGCGCACGGTTACATCCCCAGCAAGAACTGTGCCGCCAATAATTGGGGCCAGCTTGGCCGCCAGGATGTCACCGAGAGCCATTAGAGCTTGTAAGCGATAGCAGCACCGCTGGTCAGCTGAATGCTAGTAAACACGCCGTAAATAACAGTACGGGCCACAAAGGTTTCCCCAGCAAGTGAGTCGCCCGTATAGCTAGCCGCAGTGATTGCATTGATCACCGTGTCTTCTTTGAACTGAATCGCCCCAAAGCGTCCAGTTCTTGCATCTGTTCCGGTGATTGACTCACCTTGGCAGCCCATGTGCATTGGATCAGCTCCGTTTGACAGAAATGTTGCCTGGTCCACTGATTCTAAGGCTGTGCAGATATCTTTCAAACATGGGCGGCACGCGATCAGCTCCCACTGAACCGGTCTTATCAGGCACGACCGAAATACTGCCCACCTGAACGCTCTTGAAGTCTTCAAGGCCGCCCAGGCTGATGCCGTCTTTATTGCTGTGCAGGTAAACCGCTAACTCAATCTGAGCGTGTTTAATCTGCGGGGGAATCTCTGTATCGGTGAAGAAATCATCGGCGATACGAAAAGGAAAACCCGTTGCGTAGGTATTGATATAGGTCGAAGGCTTTCTGACACCTGTACGCGGCCACTCAAGCGCCTGCGTGTCGGTTGCCCTGGCCCCTAGAAATCTTTCACGGTCAAGCCGTTGTGTGGCAGCTGTCAGCGCACGGTTGCGACTATCAGCGTTGCCTGAGCCCCACTTGTTCGCATCAGTGCCCAGCACCATGGCGTCAACGTAGGCGTCAGCTTCCGCGAGCGTCATGTAGCTGTTCGAGCTTGCCCCGCCCGCTGTTGCGACGATTGTTACTGCCATTGGCCTTGCGGGTGGTGGTCTTGGGTTCAGTCTTAGCAGGGGCAGAGGCCACCGCTTGCGCGGCAGCCTGCTGTTCCCTAAGTCGCTTAAAAGCGAACAAAGCCATCAGCTAGAAGCGCCCTTAAGCGCAACAAAGTTAATGACGATCGCCTCTGACAGCGACCCAGAAGTCACGTTTGAAACGGTCAGGTTGAAAGAACCTGCCGCCATCGTGTTTGCCTGCACCAAATAGCTGCCAGCAGTTCCGGCAGAGCCGTGAACAGCAACGACAACATCTGTTGCAGCCACCTCGCTGTTGGTCACAGCGAAAGTGGCTTCAGCGCCTGCACCAAGGGCAGCGCCGTTCATGGTGATTTGACCGGATGCAGCGTTAATCGTTACGCCGGTCGTCTTGTTGGTGGCCTGGGTAACAGTGCCGCCAGTTGTCGGGCCAATGAGTTTGCCCGCTGTTGCCTCAAAAATGGATGCCATGGTTA